ATAGAACTAGTAGTTGTTAGAGATGGGCAAAGGGTGTATGCTGATGGGTCTGTTACAGTATCAATCTATAATGCAGATGATTTAACAAATACTGTAATAGTCTCATCATCAGCAGTAAAAGATACTGCCCTAGGGATGTACACTTATGAAATTAATCCTACTGTTACTGCTCTGAACAAAGTTATACGAGCAGACTGGGCTTATTCTGTTAATAGTTCTTCTACTACACAATCTATGTTATATGAAATACTTACGCCCTATACAACAGTTTCAGATATAGTAGATTATTATAATTTTGGTACTAGCCCATCAGACTTAAATTATCGTAACTATGATCAAATTGCTCAAGCAGAAAAAATTGCAAGAACTGTTATAGAAGGATATACTGGTCAAAAATTTGGTAAAAGGGCGGGTTCTCAAGAAGTATTTGGGAATGGCTCGGATGCTTGTTTTTTAACAGAACCAATGACAGCATTATATAAATTGTATGAGAATGATATTCTTGTCTATGATAGTACTCAAAATCCAGTGTTTAACCAGTTTGGCTTTGAACTTATGATTACTCAAACTGGTAAAACAATAAGAATTGTTAATGCTGGGTGGGATGTCAGATATGATAATAATATAGACCCGTCCATCCTTTACTATGGAAGGTTCAGAAATCATTCTAGGTACAAGTTTGAGGGAGTAATTGGTTGGAACTATGTTCCTTCAAATGTTAAACTTGCTGCGACTATTTTGGCTGGAGACTATCTAGCAAACGACGCCGCGTGGAGAATTAAATATTTGAAAGAGGTATCTCTGAGCGAGATTACATTTAAGATGTCAGCAGGGGCCTTTAATGGAACAGGAAACCTACTTGTAGATAACATGTTGGATCTATATCGCAATGTAGGAATTGTGATCATATAATGATTAATTCCTTAATTGGGAGCATCATGAATATGAAGTGTGATATTTATGTTCAACAAAATACTCAAACTGATAGTGGAAGCATTAATCGTGAATGGATTTATGATAAAACAATTGATTGCAAGATTGAACCCATGAAGTTAGGCGGTTCAATGAATCGTGGGGATAACAAAGCCTTTGATGTTGGTCCTCAAAATGAATATCATGAAATGTTTCAACTAAAAATGAAATCTCCAATATTGATTAGTAGACGTTCAAGAATCTCTTCAATTAAAGGTAGCGACGGTAAAATAATTTATCAAGAATTTGATAGGTATGGACAGCCGGATATGATTTTTGAGATTACTGCTAGTCACGCGGAGATTGATCCGTTTGGAAAGATTGCTTACTATGAGACAACACTTCAAAGGGTTATGGTGCAATATAATGATGCAACTTCAAGTTAATCCCGCCGCCATTAAAGCGGTAGAAGAATTAGTAAACTCTAAAATAAAACAAGCAGAAGTAATTATTAGCCCAGAGGGTCTTACAGAAGTAGCAAAAGCAGTATTTACCATTACTACAAAAAGATTTCTTAAAGATTTATCTCGCGCAGCAATAGAAGACCCTAAACGTTTTCATCATTTATATGAATGGTCGGCGGTAGGAAATCAAAAACAAAAACTCTTTATGGTACGAAGAGATACTGTTAGGTCAGGAAAACTTTCTATTTCGTTTGTCCCGTTGAAGTCTACAAAGCCCGTACCAATTGATAGCAGATTGTTAGAGCCGGGTCCAACGGGGAAAATTGTTTCCGCAAGACATATTTTTAGAGAAAAGATGAGGGTTATGGAAGAAGGAAAACCTATTCATTTTATAACAAAAAGAACTATTGCTTTTTCTCCTGATGGGAATAGGATTGTATTTGTTCCTAAGGATAATATTATTAATATAATTAATCCCGGCGGTAGAGAAACAACTCATGCACTAAAAGAATTCTCAACTCGTTGGTATGCCAGTCAACCTCAAGATGTTGTGTCACAATCTAGGTTAATCAGACAAATAGGTAATGAAGTGGCAAAAGAGTTGAACCGTTCTAGTTCAACGAAATCTCAAATTAAAAGTATAATTAGAAAAGTTTCTTCTAATTATTCTAAAGAAGTGACTATGCTATGACAGATTATTCTTCTTTAGCCGTTAATGATTTAAGATTGTTTATTTGGGAACAATTAAAAAATAATAATATATTAACTGAATCTGATTATTATGCAGATGGATTTACTCAGCCCATTATTCCAATCATTCCTAGTCAACAAGTTCCAGAGTTTAATAATCTTTTACCCGGCAAAACTTATCTAGTTTATGATAATGAAATGTTACCAATTGAAGAACAGTGGTGGATTATTCATGAATATATGGAGTTAATGGTAATATCTCCAAACTATGATGAAATAAATAAAGTAATGAATTTTATGGTTGACCTTTTAAGAAGATACGATGAGTCTGCTACTGATGTAAAAAAATCAAATATATTATCAAATAATTTCTTTTTTCATTATACAGCAATACATAGAGTAAAATCTCCTACTCCGATGAAGCAAGAGGGCGGGCTAAGAGTAGGAACAGTTACAATACTATTTTGTTATAGTCGTAAAGATAATGGTCAAGGTCGCTTTTCTTAATTAATATGTTATAGTAATAATGAGGAAGTGCAAGACCCAAAAACATTTGGTAAAAGGTAGGTGAAAAAATAAAATGGCTGCTCAAGCAAAAAATATTATCGTTGGTGCCGCTAAGGTCTATGTATCACATGGTGCAGGAACTTACCGCCCCAACCTAAACGGTTCCGCCGTGTTCCCTTGGAACATCACCGGCGGTACTGGTTCAAACAATACATCAGCAAGTGGACAATCAACCATTGCATTCTTACAGGGTGCAACAGCATCAAGTTACTGGAGAGACTTAGGGTTCACATCAACTGGTGTGGATATTTCCTACGAACCCGGTTACTCTGACGTTGTAGTTGATCAATTGCTAGACGCCGCACGTCTATTCCAACAAAGTCTTAAGATCACAATCAAGACAGAACTAGATGAAGGTTCATTCGAAAACATGAACCTTGTGTGGGGTCAACAAGAAGTTTACAACAACCTTGGTGTTTCTGGTAATGTAAGTGCTTCAACTATTACTGGTACAGGCTCACTTGCAACCGCTAGCGCCACGGCGCTGGTAACACAGTTCGCTATGGCTGCTGGGTCACTTGGTATTGCTCCTGTGGAGCGTACTCTAGTGTTTGTTGGTAACGCACCCGGTCTGATTCAGAATAGCACTAAGGCTGTTTCTGCGTCATCTGGTTCAGCAACTGCGACTAGCACAGTCGATGCATCTGCTCTTAGAAGCAAGGAACGTGTCTACGTTGCTCGCAGAATTGTTCAGGAACAAACTACAGCACACGCTCTCAAGCGTGACGCTGCAACAGTGTTCCCTGTATCATTCCGTGCATTGCCCGACGTTGATGCCCCCGGTGGAGGCACCGGCGACGTTACGGCTGGTACAGAATATGGATTTATCATTGACCGTGTATACGGTGTTGTCTGATAATCTAAAGTTTTAACATTTATCCCCCGTCTTTTGGCGGGGGATTTATGTTTTTATAACTTCTATTGTTATAATAAGAAAGAAGATTTTTTGGAGGAATAAATGGCAAATACAGTTTACGAGGTCGTTGATATTCGGCTCTCAAATAATGAAGAGATTTCAGTTCGTCCGTTAACAATTAAGAATTTAAAGAAGTTTACTAAGGTAATTGCAAAGTTGGATAGTCCTAAGGTTAAGACTGAGGATGATGCAATGGAGGTTTTCATTGAAGCCGCTATGGTTTGTATGGAACAATTCTCACCTGATTTATCAACAGATAAAGAAAAGTTTGAAGAAGTAATTGAAGTACCTACTTTGATGAAAATTCTAGAAATTGCTGGTGGGTTAAAACTCAATGACCCAAATCCCGTAGCGACGGATCTAGTTGGGACGATTTAGATCTAGTCGCTTTAGAGAGTGAAGTGTTCTTGTTGGGCCGCTGGAAAAATTATGAAGAACTTGAGGAGAGCCTGTGTTTCGAAGAATTGCTGGCTACAATAAATGCAATTAGAGAAAAAGAAATGCGAGACAGGAAATTCTTTGCGGCTATTGAAGGTATTGACCTTGATGAACAAGAAGAGCCGCTTGGTGATATTACTAAACTCAACGGATATCAAGCAGCCCAAGAAGGATTTGGAATTGGCATGGGTCTTGGGTACATGGAGATTGATAGTTAATGGCTGATAATAGAGTTGATATTCAACTTGTTGGTTCCGCCGATTTTAAACAAGCCTACGCTGAACTGGGTAGGCTTAAGACTGCTATCGCTGATGTATCCAAGCAAAGTGCCAAAATGGGTAATCTTGGAATTAACTCTCAAGCCTTAAAGCAGGCACAAAAAGATTTTATTGATAATGCTAATGCTATTAAAGGCATTAACGTTGAAATGGTTAAACTTGCTGATGGGGCAAGGCATTTAACTGATAGACTGCTACAGAACAAGCGTTCAATGTCTGAAATGTTTGTGACATGGCGGTCGGGATCTAAAAATCTTTCTGCTGATATAAAACAAATTGGTGACTATCAGGCAAGACTAAATCAATCAATGGTTGTTCCGACTGCGGCTCTAAATGGTCAAGCAGCGGTTATTACTAACCTTGGTCAAATGGTTACTAAAACTCAATCTTTAGAGATGGGGTTGAAAGCCTATAATACTGAGATGAGAAATCTTAGTAATAACATGATCAATTTTGGTAAGAATACTCAATGGTCCGGTCGCCAGTTGACAGTTGGTATTACAGTACCTCTAATGGCCGCTGGGGGAGCCATTAGCGCCATGTTTTATGAAGTTGATAAAAGTATGCGTAAACTACTATCTGTTTACGGAGTGGGTGGCACAGGCTCATTCTCTAAGATCCTCCCAAGTGCATTAGAGTTAGATAAAATTAAAAACGGGGTGATGGATCTATCCCAAGAATTAGCCAAAATGTACGGGCAGAGTGCTGTTACAACTACTGGAATTGCCGCTGATCTTGCTGCTGCTGGCTATGCTCAACAAGGACTATTAGATTTAACTAAAACTGTTTCAGATGCAATGGTTATTGGACAGACTGATCAACAATCAGCCATTAAGGCAACTATTGCTCTACAAAATACTTATAGATTGACAACAATGCAAACTGGGGATGCGCTTGCATTCTTCAGCGCCGCGCAGGCCGCTACTAGCACAAGCATGAGAGATTTGATTGACGCTATTCCTCGCGTTGGTCCAATTATGAAAAACCTTAATGGAACTTATAAAGATACAGTAGCGATGCTCGTTGCCATGAAAGAAGGTGGTGTTGCTGCGGGTGAAGGTGCTAACGCACTGAAGAACTCATTGCAAAGAATTATTGCTCCCTCTGAGGGAACTATTAAACGAATGCAAATGCTCAACATTAACCTAAAGGAAATTGGAACAGCAGGCTCCCCAGTTTTGATGATTGAAAAACTTCAAGAATCATTAAAAGGATTAGACTCAGTATCTAGACAGGTTGCAATTACTGACATTTTTGGTAAATATCAAGCCGCCAGAATTACCGCACTTCTAGATAACTTTAATCGATCAGGAACACAATCCGCTAAGGTTATGCAAATGATGAGCCTGAGTGCTCAAGATTTAGCAGAAATTCAAAAAAATCAATTAGCAACCTTGCAAGCATCTCCTTCAATGCAATTTGCTTCAGCCATTGAAAGTCTTAAAACTTCACTTCTTCCAATTGGAGAAGCCTTATTGAAGGCTGTAACTCCAATTGTGAATGCGGTTACTTGGGTGGTAGAAGCATTCCAAAAAATTGGTCCTATCAAATATCTGTTTGCCGGAGGTCTTGGCCTTGCCGCAATAATGGGTCCAATGATTATGTTTGTTGGTCTTATATCTAACCTTGCCGGTCAAATGTTTAAGATTAGTCAACAGATGAGAATGTTTAAGGAAGGTTTCCAACTTGGCGGCGGGATGAAGAAACCCTTCTCTGCTTTGATGGAAGGAATTAAAGGCACTCAAAATTATCTTGAAGACTTTGATGCAGCAGAGTATGCTAGTAAGCAAGCAGCCGATCAATTAACTTTATCTGCACAAGAACAGGCTCAATCATTTAAACAATTAACTCTTGCAATGTCAGAGTATCGTCAAGAACTAAATTTGATTATGAATTCTGGTGGAGGTCTTCCCGGTGGAGGAATTTCGGGCGGTGGAGGTTATGGAAATATTCCTAGGCTTCCTGTTGGTGGCCCGATGGCTCCTATGGGTATTGTTGGAGAAGCATCTAGGCCAATAAGGGTTGAAGCATTAAGTGTTACGCTTGCAAATGACAGAAATAAACTTGAACTTGCGGGCGGCGGAGGAATAGAATTCTCTCACATGCGTCCATCAAAAAATACTATGGAAGGATCAAATGTCCTTAACATACCGGGATATGATCCAAGATCAAACGCACAAGGTAATTTTGGTATAGTTCCCGGCTATATGACTCCGGTTGGTGGTATTGGAAAAGACGTAAACCAAAAACTTGGTGATCGTGGTGGAGTGCCGATTATTCCAACTGGTATTAATAGTGAAGACACTGTTAGACAAATACTTGGAGAACTTGGCATTGGAAAAATAACTGATGCTATGGTTCAGGCGGCTATGAGAGATCTGAGCCTTGAAAATATTGGTGGGACTGAAGCAGCCAAACTTGCTCAAATGCGTGGTCTAGGGATGTTGCAGGGAAGTCCCGATGCTCTACAACAATTTAGAGGAATTAAGGCAAACAAAGACGCTACTGGCGCTGACGTAGAAGCATTCTTTGCACAACAATTTGATGCAAGTTGGGAGCAGATTAAACAACAAGCCGCTCAAGATATTCTTACTTTATATGGTCAAGCGCAAGAGGAAACTGCTAAGGCTGTGCAAGAAGGCCGCGTTGATCCTAAAAATATGTCAGATCAACTTAGCCTTATTGGTGCAAGAATGTCAGAACTTATATCTGAACAATATGTTCAAATTGCGGCAGGGTTTGAAAAATCATTCTTAAATAGCATGACAATTAATGTTGAAAATGCTGAAAAATTAACTAATGAAATGAAACGCAAAACCTCAGTAAGACTTGTTAATCTTGGGTCACTTGCTGAATCAATGACAAACCCATTCATAACTGCACTAGAAAGTTTAATTCAACAATCTCGTAGTCTTATGGGTCAAATGACTCAAGAAGCAAAAATTGCTACCGTTCAAATTGCTTCAATGGCAAATCGTGGCGCTATTGAAGGAGTTAAGACTCTTGGTAGGGCTAAGACGGTTCCTCTTCCTGTTGTTCCTCTAGAACCCCGCCCTCTCGCTACGGGCGGTAAGGTGTTTGGACCGGGCGGTCCCAAGGATGATCTTATTCCTGCAATGCTTTCTGACGGAGAATATGTCGTAAAGGCTGATGCTGTTGGTCATTATGGAAGCCATTTCCTTGATGCTGTTAATACTAAGAAATTGGCTAGCGGCGGTATTGCTAGGTTGCATTCTGGTGGTAAACCCGGCCATCCACACCCTCACCCTCCTAGTAATTCAACAACCAGAAGTTCACCGTTTTCTCCATTTATTCCAGACAATACAGGTTTAATGGACGCTATTGATGAAGCATTAGGAAACACACCCACGAATGCAAATAAACATCAAATGGTAGGTGCTCATGCCGAAAACGCAGAATATAGAATAGATCCAAATGATCCTAAGAAAAAAATTAAAATTAGTCGTGCTGAAAGTACTTTGGAGTCTTCTGGGTATTTAAATGCTTTTATTCAAACTATCGCTTCTGTAAAAAGGGAAAATAACAAAGACACATATTGGTATTGGCTAAATAATTGGTTAAATAAAAACAATAATCCTTTCACCTATACCTCTCAACTTAAGAAAATGAGGGCCGGTAATCATCCAAAAGACGCAAATGATTTTAAGAATATTTATGGATTGCTTTCAAACGCTGAAACTCATGTAAAGGACAACAGGGGAAAAGTAAATGCTGATTATATTGGAGCAAAGGCAGAGGCAAAATACAGAATAGATAATAACATGTTCCCACGATCAGTCTCAGATATGATGGGTACTTATACCCCCGATGAAAAAGCAAGAATTCAACAAATTGATGATAAAAATAAAGGTTATCAAGAAACTTTGGAGCGGGCGGCACTTGGCGGCTTTATGTCGCGATTTGCCGGTGGTGGAATAGCAAAATTTGCTGAAGGTCCAGAACAAACAAAAATGGGTGGATATTCAAGTCAATTCATGAAAGGTCTTTATGAATCAGTAGGTAAACTTCCTCCTACCTCTACCCCCGCCATGACAGAAGAAGAATTAAAAACTTTCTTAATGTCCCCAGAAAGTCCATTTTATGGATATGATGTAGAAGAATTTTTTGCCTCTAGGCAAGCCGGTGAGGCTGGTCTGCATTCTGGTGATTATCATGAAGGCTGGGAAGAATTAGGTTTATCAAGAATTATTGTTCCTACACCAGAATTTGCACCGGGATCTTCAAGGATGGACTGGACGGCTTCTGCAACTGTTTCTCCAGAAGAACTTGCAATAGCCCGTGCAGGATATCAACACGCTCACGGAGATAAATCGGTTTGGCAGGGAACTAATCGTGAAGAAGTCGAAGCCGGTGCTGCAAGATTACGCGAACATCTTGCTAAAGATGGCGCAACTCATATGAGACTTTATAGATCATTACAAATGACTGGAGAAAATGCTGTTAATGCTCCCGGCCAATTTGGTTTAATGGATTCATTTATGTCCGAATTAATAGGTACAAAAAAACCTTATATATCTTTTTCTACTAGTCCAAGAATTCCTAAAAATTTTGCTGTTCCCGATCTAATTGGTTCTACTCCTAGAATTGTTGAAGTTGATGTTCCTATAGAAGCCATTGTGGGAATAGATAGAATGAATTATGATACTACCGCAGGGGGTGCGTCTGAGGGGTTTAGAGAACAAGAAGTATTAGTTGATATATCAAAACTTGGAAGTGCCCCAATTAGATATGTAACTCCCGCTGGTTTGGCGTCATTGGGGAGTAGATATGAGGATGATAAAGGTCAAGAGATAAGAGATCCATTACTTCCCGGTGTGCCAGTTGCTCCCAATTCTGGAAGAAAAGAAGAGGCAGATTTCTTAGAAATGATTTCTCCTCGCGCCCCCGGCCCTACAACAGAAATACTACTTGACGATATTCATTCTCGCGTGATGAGAACAGTAGGAGGAAGTAATCCATCTGCGGTTTCCTTTGTAGAGGGATGGAAAGAATCGACCGCATGGGGAACGGGCGCTAAAGATTCTAATTTTGAAGCAGAAAAAGAAGCCGGGATAGATAAAGTATATGCTGTAACTGAAGATGAGATAGCATTTGTTCAAGGTTACCTTGAAAATCTTTATGAAAAAACATTGTCAAGGATATCTGAAAAAGATATTGATATGGGATTCTCTGGCATGGGCCAACAGGGTAAGAGAAATCGTGATCTTCTTCGTATGGTAAAAGATTACAAAAGAAAACAATCACGGGGTCCAAGACTAGTCATTGGTGATAAACCCGGTACGGGTTCAGAATTCTGGTCAGAGCAAAGAATTACTGGTAGAACTGGTAGAGAAGATGGCGCTACCGGAACAGCAGATGATTTTGTCGCTGATGATTGGAAAGAAGTACAAGACGAAGACTATAATGGGTCTAAAGAATATATTGACTCTTTTGCCAAGGGCGGCCTTATGTCAAGATTTGCCAAGGGCGGTATTGCTAAATATGCAGGGACTGTAATGTCTGGAATGGTTGCTCCATTCCAGCAGACGATGCTTGACCCTAATGAAGCCGTTATGATTGGTACTCCTCTAGAATCATTACTATCTATCGCCGGTCGTGGATATATGAGCGTAGAACAAGCGAAAGCGGCGGGTCTACAGGTTAGGACAGACCTAGGATTTGGTTCAGATCCCACAGGAGACGCAATTAAATTACGTCGTGAGGCTGAGACAGCACTTATGGGAATTGATCCTACTGATCCAGTTAGACCAATGTATGGTTTCCTAGGAAATACTACCGGCGCGACGACACAATCATATGGTCAACTGAGAATGGAAGTTGATCCTACATGGTTGGAGCAACAAGGAATTACAGTTACATCGTCAGAAGGAGACTCATTAAATAGGTATATTGCGGCTGGTGCTACTAGGGCAAAATGGGCACCCGGTGAAGTTGTTAGACCATTGTCTCAATCAGATACTCCAGTTGATGTTCTTCAACAAGCCAAGCCCGGTGAGACAATAAGAAATTATACTGAATTACAGTTAAGGGCTAATAGTTTGCCTCCTGAAGCAATTAAGCGTTATGTGATGCAGATGAACGCTAACCCAGAGGGTTCTTTAACTTTAGGCAACCTTGGAACTTTTGCTGGAGCACCTACTGCTGATGGAATAAAATATCAATTAAAAAATATGATGAGTACCCAGATAATGGATATTGGTCAAATGATTAAACTTAAAGAAGAAGCGTTAAAGCGTGGAGCCAATACTGCAATAGAATATTATTCTCGTATTCCTAGTGGTAATTTTAATTACGAATCACCGGGTGGACAGTGGCTAGGGATTTCTGATTTCAGTCAAGGAGCATTAACTGTTAGGGGTGAAGCAAAAGGTTTGATTCAGGCGGTAGAGGCTGGAGCAGATGTCTCCCATGTAGATGAGTCCCTTGGAATTACTCAAGCCCATCTTGATGCACATCAACCTTCATGGTCTTTAGCCAATCAACTAGCAGCCGAACCGGCCACAATGGCAAATGGTGGATTCATGTCAAAGTTTGTCAAGGGAGGTATTGCTGGATTACTTGGTGGTGGATCTTTAGGGCCTCAGTGGACAGAGCAGGGGCACCCACTGATCAGCGATCCCGAAGACATGCGTGTTTGGCAGGCGCTGCTACCGGGTGCGCTGCCACCGGGCGTTAAGAGTTGGCAGGAAAGCCCAGATTATCATGATTATTTTCTAAGAGACACAGTTCGTAGAATGATGCTGCCAGCGATTGATTACTCTGCTTTCAACCCCGGATACAAAGAGACACGCCGCTACGGCGCACTCACGCGGCAGGGGGTTCCATCAAGTCTGATGACGGAAGACATTAATTCAATTTACAACGACATTGAAGAAGAAACAGCCCGTGGCACTAGAAACTTTTATAAAAATGGTGGGCTTGCTAAATTTGCTTATGGTGGTAAAGTATTAGGGCCGGGTGGACCGAAGGATGATCTAATCCCCGCCATGATCTCTAATGGCGAATATGTTGTTAATGCTGATGCGGTAGGACATTATGGTAAAGGTTTTATGGATTCTATTAATTCTAAGAAATTGGCCGGTGGAGGAATAGCAGGATTTGCTGGAGGCTCTGGGATTGGCGCGGGTCAAGGATTAGGATTAGCCGCACAAATGGCTTCAGGCATCCTACCAATGTTACTTGGAACTGGAATGAACCCAGTCGGTAATCTAATAATGAGTGCTCTTGACATGTTTGCTAATCAGGCTATGTATGCTGGTCAAGGATTTAGATTACTGGGAGAACAAGCGGAGCCGGTAACGGATGGTCTTAAAAACTTTGGTAATAGACAATTGGCTAGAACAGAAATGGTTATGGGTGATCTTTCTGATGCTGCATCGGGGGCTAAAGAAAAATTAGGTAAATTTTCTGATAAGTTAAAGCCAGTAAATGTTACTACGGACCTTGATCGCGCTAAGAAAAAACTTGGTGAATTTGCTTCTAGCGATGAATCTATAATGAAAAAACAAAAACAGTCTGATAGAAATAAAGAAGAACTTGCTCTTCAAAGACTAGGAGCGGGATCATCAGTTGATCAATTAAATGTTGACAGAATAAGAATGGCTAATCAAGAAAAAAATCGCAGACTTCTTGA